GACCTCACCGGCTATCTGAACAAGGCGAGCCAGACGAACCAGCTTGAGAAGCTGGACGACACCCGCTTCGGCATGGCGGGCAAGCATTACGTCGTCGGGCTCGCTGACGCGATGTTCAACGGCGAGGGGTTCTTCGAGTACGACGGCACCCCGGCCGACCCGACGACGTGGCGGTCGCATGAGATCTTGAAGGCCGCGTTCACGAAGGACGGCGACTGGTCGTACATGCCCGACGGGGACGCGCTCGGCGCGGCCGCGCTGCTCGTCCACGGCGTCGACCTCGACTACGAGGTCGAGTCCACGCTGGGCGGGCTGGCGACGGTGAAGGTGCAGGTCGCATCGTCGGCCGGCGATCAGACGCTCGGCCTGTCGCTGCACCCGCTGGCCGCTGAGACCGTCACCGGCAACGGCTCCGACCTCGACAACGGCGCGGTCGCCGGTGCGACGGCGAACGGCGGCTCGGCGATCCTGCACGTCACCGATCTTGAGGGCGCGACGCCGGGTGCCACCGTGAAGGTGCAGCACTCGGTCGACGGCCTGACATGGCTTGACCTGATCACGTTCGCAGCACAGAACGCGGTCGGGTCGCAGCGGCTCGCAGTCAGCGGGACTGTGAACCGGCACGTCCGCGCGCAGCACACGCTCGCCGGAGGCACGACCAGCGTCAGCTACCACCTCGCCTTCGCCCGCGGCTAAGGCGACCAAGAGCACGAGGGAAACACGATGAGCGCAATCGCAGGTAAGGACGCCAAGGTCAGCTTCGGCGGCACCGACATTTCGACCTACGTCAACAAGGCGGGGTCGAGCCAGGTCGCCGACAAGAACGAGGCGTCCACGTTCGGCGTCACCGCTAAGAAGTACCAGGCCGGACTCACGGACGGCACGTCGCCGCTCGAGGGTCCGTTCGACCCGGCGTTCCACGCCATCATGGCGCCGAAGTACGGCACCGAGGACACGTTCGTCTACCAGCCCGCAGGTACGGGATCGGGGCTGCCGCGGTTCACGGTGCAGGCGCTGCTGCTGCAGTACGACGTCGAGTCGGACGTGAACGGCATCGCGACCATCAAGGGGTCGCTGCAGTTCAACGGCGAGGGCGTTTGGGACGTCAACCCGTAATCAGCACTAGAGGCACACCCGTAAGGGTGGGGAGGTAGCACCCCGATGACCGAAACGACGATGCTGTCGGCTGAGGCACTGCTCGCAGCCGACGATCGCGAAACGAAGGTCGTGGAAATGCCCGAGTGGGGCGGCGCGGTGAAGATCGCCGCGCTGTCCCTCGGCGCGTTCCAGGACGCGCAGGAGAACGCCAGCGTCAACGGCGAGGTCGACGAGAAAAAGATGGCGATCGAGCTGATCGTCGCCGGTCTCGTCGAGCCGAAGCTCGGCAGCGAGCACGTGGCGATGCTGCGCGACAAGTCGATCGGCGCGCTGACGCGGCTGATGGTGGAGATCGCGACGCTCTCGAAGGTCCGCAAGGAAGACCTTGAGGCCACGGAGCGTCGATTTCCTGCTGACGCCGAGTAGCCGCTTCGAGTATCAGCTCTGCCGCGATCTTGGCTGGCGGAGCATCGAGGAAATGCGGGCCGGGATGAGCTCCGCCGAGTACGTCAGGTGGACGGCGCTGTACCGGGTCGAGGCCGAAGAGGCCAGGCAGGAACGCAAGAAGCACGAGCGGTCGTAATCCGGGTCTGAGGTAGACGAAGGTGGAAGGCGAGGCAGCGGAGCTTTTCGTCGTCGTCAGGGCGATCACCTCGCAGTTCAACACTGCGATGAACGAGGTGAACGCCCGCCTCGACTCGGCGGCCGCAACGATGAACAAGGCGGGCGAGGCGATCGCCGGGACCGGCAAGAAGCTCACACACAACGTGACGCTGCCGATCCTCGGGATCGCAGCCGCCGGCGCGAAGATGTCGCTGGACTTCCACCAGCAGATGCTCGCCGTGCAGACGCAGGCGGGCGGGTCGGCGAAGGACGTCCAGATCCTGTCGAAGCAGGTGCTCGACCTGGCGAAGAGCGTCCCGCAGGGGCCGGGTGAGCTCGCGAAGGCGATGTTCCACCTGAAGTCGCTCGGCCTGGGCAACGCCGACGCGATGAACGTGCTCAAGCAGGCGTCCGCCGGGGCGATGACCGGCATGGCCGACCTCGAAGAGACGACGAACGCGCTCGGCGGCGCGGTGCGCACGAACATCAAGGGCGCGCAGAACTACCGGCAGGCGATGGCGACGCTGAACGCGACCGTCGGCGCCGGCAACATGCGCATGGAGGATCTCGTCGGCGCGCTCGGCACCGGCATCCTCCCGGCCGCGAAGACCGCCGGTCTGTCGCTGCGCGACGTCGGCGCAGCCCTGGCGACGATGACGGACGAGAACGTGCCCGCCGACGCCGCCGCGACACGGCTGCGAATGACGTTCTCGCTGCTCGCCGCCGGGTCGCAGTCGGCGCAGAAGGCTCTGCATCAGGTCGGGCTGTCGTCGAACGATCTCGGTCTGGCGTTGCGCTCCGGCGGCATCGTCGGCGCCGTCCAGCTGCTCAAGGATCACCTCGACAAGCTCGGCGGCTCAGGCGTGATCAAGCACCTGGCCGATGACGTCGACCGCGGGAAGATGTCGCTCGAGCAGTTCCAGGATGCGGCGTCGAAGGTGGCGCAGTTCCAGGTGCTGTCGAAGGCGTTCGGCGGCGGACGCTCCGCCGGGGCGATCGAGCTGCTGATCAACAACCTCGGCGTCCTCAAGGGCAAGTACGAACAGATCGGCAAGACGGCCGGCAACTTCAACAAGGACGTCCTGGCGGCGCAGGCGAACGAGGCGAACAAGCTCAAGACGGCGTGGTCGTCGGTGCAGGTGTCGCTGATCAAGGTCGGCGACGTCATCGTCCCGATGATCTCCACCCTGATGAAGCACGTCGCCGCATTGGCGGACGCGTTCTCGAACCTGCCCGCCCCGGTGCAGCACATGGCCGTCGTCGCCGCGCTGCTCGTCGCCGCGCTCGGGCCTGCCCTGACGATCATCGGCAACCTCGTCATCGCGATCGGCTTCCTCGTCTCGCCGGTCGGCCTCGCGATCCTCGCATTGGCCGCGCTCGGCGTCGGTCTGGTGCTGCTGTACCGGCACAGCGCAGAGTTCCGCGCGATCGTCAGCGCCGCGTTCCACGACACGCAGGCCGCGATCTCCGGGGCGATGAACAAGGCGCGCGAGGTGACCGCCGCCGCGCTCAACTTCATCCACTCGTTCTGGCAGCGCAACGGCGCCGAGATCCGGGCGATCGCCAATCAGGTGAAGACCGGGGTCACCGCCGCGTTCCACGCGATCGAGGCGGTGGCGAAGGCGGTGTGGCCGGTGATCGCCGCGATCGTGCGCGCAGCCTGGAACGTGATCAAGGCCGTGGTCACCAACGGGATGAAGATCATCCTCGACGTCGTGGCGGTGGCGCTCGCCGTGCTCTCGGGTCACTGGTCGAAGGCGTGGAACGAGTTGAAGAAGCTCGTCGGCGACGTGCTGCACGGCATCGGCGCCGTGATCAAGGCCGTCCTCGGCGGTCTCGTCTCCGTCGCTGTGGCGGCGGCGCGCGCGATCGGCGAAGGGATCGTCTCGGGCATCCTCGGCGGCATCGGCGGGCTCTACAGCTCGCTCAAGGACAAGCTGTCGGGTGCGATCCACGGCGCGATCGGCGCCGTGAAGGGCGTGTTCGGCATCCACTCGCCGTCGACCTACACCCGCGACCATCTCGGCAAGCCGCTCGCGGAGGGTGTGCTGCAGGGCTACCTCGACGGGTCGGCGCTGCTGCCGACGAAGATCAGCCACTCGCTGCGGTCGTCGATCGACCAGGCGCGTCGTGCGGTGCTCGACTCGCGCGGGAAGATCCGCGACGCGTTCTCGACGCTGATCAGCGACGCCGACAAGGCGTTCGAGCTCGGCACCAAGCAGATGATCGACAAGCTCGACGCGCAGCTGTCGCGGCAGCTGGCGAAGCTCGACGCGAAGTTGAAGGCGAAGCTGGCGGCGATCCAGTCGCAGGGTGAGGCGCTCACCCCGGCGGAGGCGCAGCTGGCCGCGCTTCAATCGCAGCAGCAGGGCGAACAGAACGCGCACGATCTCGCCGCCGCGCAACAGGCTCTTGCGCAGGCGCAGGCAGGCGGCGACGCGCAACAGATCGCCGACGCTCAATATCAGCTGCAACAGGTGCAGGAGAACATTCAGCTGCAGTCGCTGCAAAAGCAGGCCGACGCCGAACGGAAGGCGCGCGACGCCGAGACCAAGCGCAAGGAGGACGCTGCGAAGGCGGAGACGGCGGCGGAGAAGACGGCTGCCGAGCAGCACATGAAGACGCGCAAGCAGCAGCTGGAGGCTGAGCGCGCGCTCGAAAAGAAGTCGATGGATCAGCGGTTCAAGGCGCTCGAAAAGCAGCTTGAGAAGGATCCGGCGGCGTGGGCCAAGGAGCACGTAGCGGTGATGAAGCTGCTCAAGAAGTACGAGCCGGACCTGTTCCAGTCGGGGTCGAAGATGGGGCACTCGTTCGCCGACGGCATCCGTGACGCGTTCGCCGACATCAGGAACGCCGCGCGGGAAGCCGCCGAGATCCTGGCCCGCTACCTGCAGCTGCACTCACCGGCGAAGGAGGGGCCGCTCTCGACGCTCGACAAGTGGTGGTCGGCGTTCGCACCGACGATCCTGTCCGGCCTCGACATGAACGCGATGCGGCAGTCGCTCGCCGTCGCCGCCTCCCCCGCGCTCGCCGTCGGG